CTTTTTTGGTTTTGCTTCCACTTCTTCTTCTGGTTCATGTTCTGGTTCTGCTTCAGGTTCATGTTCTGGTGATTTAGTTTCATCATTATCACTATCTTCAACAAATTCATGTTCTTCAGCATCATCATCACTATCATCTAAGAAATCTTCATTTGAGAATGATTCTGGAACATCTACTTCAGCTTTAGTAAGTTTCCATTGACACATATAATTACCAGATGCAATCCAAAGTCCAACACATGTTAAAATACCACGAACTTTAGTATTCTTAACAAATAGGTCTTCACAATTCACAGGATTTTCACTATCATTAATCTTATATTGTGTTCCATCTTTATTTGATACTTTACATTCCCAAACACCATCACGCCGCGGCACTTTTACTTTCATCGATGGTGGCCACTTTCCATCAGGCTCACCAGTCTCTTTATCACGAGATTCTTTAATAATTGGGCCAAATTTTTCTTCAACACCATCACGAGATTTAATTGATTTCTTAAACCAAGAAATACAATGTTCAAAACCACCATCAATAATTTTTTGTTCTAGTTCCTTAAATTTATCATGAAAACCTTTCATATCTGGATTTTCATCCATACCTTTGAAAGATAAATCAAGACTATATTTAGGATATTCACCTTCAGTATACGCACCCATCTTCCATGGCATAGTCATCCAAGGCGTTTGAACTGAAAATCTTCCACCATTATAATTTACATAAACTAGTTTGGCACCATTATCAAGATGTCTTGGTTCCGAAAAGGTGATAAGATTAGTGTTGATGTTTTTTGCTTTGACGAGACTCATATTTGTGTATATTTTATATTATTCATAAAATTTTAAATCAATTTTATTTTATCATAATAAAAATATTATTTAAAAAAAAATGTCTAACTATATCTAACTATGCTGTATTAACCATGGTAATGCATTCATACATTCTGGTGATATTTCTACTAATGCTGTTAGAATAAAATAAGAACCTGTAATTCTATCTTCATTACTATTTGCTGTTGATATTAAAGTATTCATTTCATCTAATAGTATATATTGTAGTTTTCGTTTATTTTTTATATTGTATACATCTTTAATAGATATAGAAAATATAGGGTTATTTTTAACAATATCATATTTTTTAGAATTGGATAATTCAGCACGATAATTCCATATATCTTCTAATGTTTTGTATAATATTTTTAATTCCAATAAATTTAAATTAGTAAACCATGTATGCTTTGTACCTCCAGCAGTTACATTTAATAAATCTATTTTTTGAAATACATCTAATGTTTTATTATTAAATATTTGTTCTTCTGTGAGTTGTGGTTCTATATCATTTTCTAATACTATATTGTGTTTATTGCAATATATTAATCTATTATTAAAAGAGTGTATCGCATATTTAGGTATTTCTTCACGTGTATATGGATTTTTTCCATCTAATTTTAGCAATTTTTTAAATGAACGTATATCAAAATAATAAATATGATTATTTGATTCATATGAAAAAAAATATTTTTCATTTATATCATTTAAATTATCAAGTGTGTAGAAATCTTCTTGATTTTGACATTTAGATTTATCTAATATTCCAATTCCTTGATTTTTAATTTTAATTTTATTTAAATAATGTCTAATATTTTGTTGAATTATACTAATTTGAGTTGTATATTTAGAATAACTATTTAAATGTTCAAAAAATGTAATTAATTTTAATTCTAATTCCTTCTTTTTACCATGTTTAAATATATCATATTTTTTTAATGTATTTTTAATATCATTTATATAATAAAATTGTTTTTTACTTTTTAATTTATTACTATTATACTCATCTAAGGTAATAATTTTCGATAGTTTATTATCGTTGGTCATACTATTAATCTATAAAATATCTTTATATATTATTTTGATAAAACTAATACTATATTTTTTTTAAACTTAAATATATTTTCCAATTCATCTATAATTATGAAACTATTTAGTGGAAGCACAAACAATGATTTTTCTAAACTTATAGCAAATCATTTAAATATTAAGTTATCTTCAGTACAATTAACTAGATTTGCGGATGGAGAAATAAAAGTGAATATAGATGAATGTATTAGACAAGAAGATTGTGTTATAGTTCAACCAACATGTAGAAATATATCTAATAAAACATCTGTAAATGATAGTATTATGGAATTACTAATAATTATTGATGCATTAAAAAGAGGTAGTGCTAAAAGTGTAATAGTAATAATGCCATATTATGGATATCAACGACAAGATAGAAAAGATTATAGTAGAGCTCCTATTAGTGCTTCTATTGTTGCTAAATGTTTAGAATCATTAAATATTAATAAAATAATAGTGTTTGATTTACATGCAGGACAAATATCCGGATTTTTTTCTAATAATTGTTCCCTAGATAATTTATATTCTGAACAATATTTTTTAAAATATATTCGTCAGTTTATATTACCAAATTATAAATTAGAAGATATTATTGTAGTATCCCCAGATGAAGGTGCGACTAAAAATAATTTTAGAATAGCATCATATTTAAATTGTGATATTGCTAGTATCTTTAAAAATAGAAAAAAAGATAATGAAATTAATCTAATGAAACTCATTGGTAATGTAAAAGATAAAATCGTTATTATGGTAGATGATATTATTGATACTGCTGGTACTGCATGTTCTGCAGCAAAATTATTAAAAGAAGAAGGGGCTAAAGAAATATATTTTTTTGTTTGTCATGGTTTATTTTCAAAAAATGCTTTAGAAAGATTAAAAGAATCCCACTTTACAAAGGTTATTGTTACAAATACTATACCACATACTAATGAAATATTAGAAAATGAGTTAATAGACATCATTGATGTATCATGGTTATGTAGTCAAGCTATATATCGACATTTAAATGGTATTTCTATAAGTGAATTATATCATGAATCTATATTTAATGAAAAACTTGGACACCTAAATATTATTTAAAAAAGACTTATAATATGTCTTTTACCAATATCAATTCCTCATTCTTTAAACTATGCGATTCATTATTGTTAATTTTAGAACGCAATACTTTTTAAACTATAACTCATATAATATTATAACGAAAAAAACTTAAAAAAATAGTAACTATAATTTATAACTATGTATAGCTTATTATTTTTAGGATTTATTGGATTTTCTAGCATTGATTATTTTAAATATAAGTCTAATTTCGATAATTATTTAGAACATTATAATAAACATTATAATTCTAGTGACTATTGGTATCGTTATAATATTTACGAAAAAAATATGGATTATATATTAGAAAGAAATGCTAATCTGTCTAGTTATAAATTAGGAGAGAATAATTTTACTGATATGTCTACTATTGAATTTAATAGTATTTATTTAAATCATAAAATAGAAATAAATCAAAGTATTATCTCAAATTATAATTATACGAATAAATCAATTCCATTAAATATTGATTGGCGAGCAAATGGTATAGTAACTAATGTTAAAGACCAAGGACAATGTGGTAGCTGTTGGGCTTTTAGTGCTGTTGGAACATTAGAAGGTGCATGGGCAAAAAATACAAGTCAATTAGTATCATTAAGCGAACAAAATTTAGTAGATTGTGCTGGAAATTATAGTTGTGATGGTTGTGGTGGTGGATGGCCAGATAAAGCACTTCATTATATTATAGATAATAAAGGAATTGATACAGAACAATCTTATCCATATCAAGCAACAGATCAAGAATGTTTATATAATGTATCTAGCACTGGTGCGAATGCTTCTGGAGTCGTACTATTACCAACTGGAAATATGACAACATTATATGATGCTTTAGCTAATATTGGTCCAATATCAGTGGCATTAGATGCAGAAGGTGATTTTCAAATGTATAGTTCAGGTATATTTAATAGTAGTGAATGTTCTAATACATTATTAGACCATGCTGTACTAGCCGTTGGTTATGGTATAAGTCCAAAAAATCAAACATATTTAATAATTAAAAATAGTTGGGGTGCTAGTTGGGGAATGGATGGATACATTTATTTTTCAACAGAGACAGATAATATGTGTGGTATAGCTCAACATTGTAGTTATCCACTTATTTAAATTTATTTAAACATTTAATTTCATATAAAATATATGACTTCTTTAGATCCATTAGAATTAAAATATAGAAATATATGTGATACTGGATTAATTTCTAAGACTAAAATAGATAAAAACTTATTAGAATTATCATCTATGATTGGGGAGATGAGCGATGTATATAGTGTAGCAAACAAAAATAAAGAATTAGCAGCATTAGATTTTTCATCATATGGAAGAAGAAAATTTAAAAAATTAGATGTAAACTTAATAAATAAGATAATAGATTATTGTAATAATAAAGGTATGCATATGCTTCATAATAAAAAAACTGGGGGAATGTATCTTAAGACTATCTTTTTTCTTCCAAATAATTATAATAAAGCATTAAAATTAATGAAAATATTATGGAATCCATCTAATAATATATCTATTATAAACCACAAAATATTAATTGGATTATTATTAGGTTATAATAATGATAATATAATACATTTTTTAGAACTAAATTATAATATTAAAATAAATAGTAGTGATATTAAAAAAGCAGACATTATATTAAATAATATGAATGTTTCATTAGAAGAATTACAAAATAGCATTAATATAGTACATCTAAACACTATTAAAAAGTTATAGTAAAAAATTGAATTAATATTATTAATAATTATATTAGTAATCATGACATTTATTAGTGACGATGACATCAACTATATGAAAAATAACAAAATAGATTGTAGCAATGCTGGAATCAAAAAGTTTGTAGAAGAAATGAAGCTATATTTATACAAAAGATGGAAACAAGAATATCATATAGAATTGGATAATATTCAAAATAACTCTATTATAGAGTTTAACAAAGTAATTAAGTGGAATAATGGGGAAGGATATGATGTATTAGCATCAACATTTGATTGCGCATCATATGCGGAAATAGAACTATTATCAGCAAATACCCAACAAATTTTAGAATACATGTATGGCATTACTTATTAGTCTATAGATTAAAATTGATTTTATAGTATAACTATAATTATTATTAAAGTTATATCTAAGTCTTTGAACATGCATTCATTTGTTAACGCAAATGATATTAACCTTTTGAAAAAAAATGGAATAGAATATGATGAAGATATCAAAAAATGTATTAATGAAATGAAACGATTTTTATACAAAGTGTGGCCTTTGTCAAAGCATAATAGTATAGATAATATGGAGCGTAATACGATTGAAGAATTTAATAAATTAATTGGATGGCCTTCTAAAAGGGAGAATGGTTTAGAAGAAAATGAACAAAAAAAACTACAGATAGTTAAAAATATTGAAGATAATTATGTATCATTAAATGATGAAACATTGTTATCGGAAACAACTAAAATTATGTTAGAATATTTTTATAATATTTATTTAGATTAGAACATTATTTATTAATACGTTTAGAATTTATAAATTTATTTTTACCACGTTTATTATGATATTTCATTTTAGATTTTATTATTTTTCTATGGTTTTTATTTTTAATAGATTTTTTATTTCCACCATTCATACATTTTTTATTTGATTTTTTTGGATAAATTTTTCTCACTCTCCTTCTTTTAGCATAGCGTTTTCTTCCACCACCACCCATGTTCATATTTTTAAATTCATTAAATTCTAATGTTCCACTATTATCTTCATCTAACATGTCAAATAATTTTTGACTATTATTTAATTCTTCACCAGTTAACCCTTCATCTTTCATTTTTATTATCCATTGTGATTTTGAAATAAATCCACAACCTGGAGAATCTTGGAACTTTTTAAATTTTTCCATTACTTCTTCCCAATTTATTTTTTTTACATTCTTGATTTTAACCGATGTGCCACCAGCAGGGTCACTAAGTGAAATTATTTTTCCTATTATTTTTTTAGAATCATTAGAATTGAAAAAATCTTTTGCAGAAAATTTTTTAAATTCTAATAATTCTAATGTTCCACTTTTATCTGTATCTAACTTTTCAAATATTTTATTAGCAGCGTCCGCATCACCACCCTCCCCCTCAATGTGGGTTCTCCATTCATCTTTAGAAATTGTACCACTTTTATCTGTATCTATTTTATTAAATAAAAATCTAATGTTTTCCCAATCTATTTTTTTAGGTCCAACTTTTTTAGGAATTTTAGGTACTTTTTTTATAATATATGGTTCAATTAATTTAAAAAAATCTGTATTAGAAAGCCTTCCTAATTCCTGTAATGATAACATTTCATCGTCACCCGCATATTCTTTAAATGTATTATCACTCATTTCTTTTATTTCTTCTTTAATGTCCTCATCTTCACCACTTAATATAGTGTTCTCGAGCCAGCCGTCCCATTTGCGTTTGATTATTGGTGGTTCCAGATTTTGTTCTGTCAAAAACTTTCGTGCTTTATTCCAATCTACTTTAATCGTAGCTTTTTTTGGTAAAATCTTGATTTTTTCAAAATCTTTTTGTGCCTCTTTTGAATTAAAAAATTCTAATGAAGATACTTCCTTCATTTCTTGAAATGATAATTCACCATCACCATCAATATCTAATAATTTAAATACTCTATCAGAATCAGGTTCAGGGACATCATATTTTTTAGTCCATATTTTCCATTCTTCTTTAGAAATTCCCCCACTTTTATCTGTATCAGCTTCAGCAAAAAAATGTTTTGCTTCTTCCCAATTAATTTTTTTACCAGGTTTTAACATTTCTTTAACTACTGTCTTTTTTTGGAGTGATGGTTCCCTCTCTTTATTATCATCCAATTTAATTGGTTTAAACCCTCCCCCATTTTTCCAACCAACATAGGTAGGCCATTTGTCGGGTTTCGGTCCAGTTCCATACCATTTATTACATTTATTAACTATATCTGCGAATAAAGTATAGTCATTTTCTTTATAATAATTTAATACACTATTAGAGGTGTCATGTATATATTCTATACACATTTGTATCATTGCTTTATTACCTTCTTCGGGTTCTTCATCTAGATTTGCAGCAGCTTTTGTATTAGATACTTGTGGCTTTTTTTTTTTTATTCTTAATTTTTCAACTTTTGAATATTCGGACATTTCTTTAAATGTTAAAGATTTATCGCCATTTATATCTAACATATTAAATACCTTAGTTGCGACGTTTTCAGCAACTCCATATTTAGTTGTCCATTTTTTCCATTCATCTAATGAAACAGAACCACTTTTATCTTCATCAGCTTCAGCAAAAAATATTCTAGCTTCTTCCCAATTTATTTTTGTTGGAGTCGGGTGTTCTTGTGTTGATTCTTGCGTCTCTTTAACTACAGAGTTTTCTAATATTTGATTAACAATAACTTTTTTCGTTTCTGATATACCATTTTCTTCTGCTGCTTTGTCAATAGGAAATGTTACACTATCACCTTTATTAGATTCTATCCATTCATAATATACCCCTGGTGTTCCTTCTCCATCTTTCTTTATACCATACCATTCATTACATTTATCAATATTTTGGGAGTACATACTGTAAACATTTTTGCGAAATTGTTCTAAAGTAGAATTATTATCGGGAGGAGACTTGATGCCTTTTGCCTTTTCCCGTTTAATGCGTTCTTCTTCATCTGCGTATTCAAATGCCATTCTTAGCATTTGTTCGTCTCCTGGTTCTGGTGTTTTTATAATTGGTTGTTCAAATGGTGAAATTGATAGTTCCTCTTCTGGCTTACGCAACTTTTGTATATAAATAAAATATTTTCCTGGTTGCCCTGGTGTACCCCACCATTCATTGCATTTATCAATTGTAGATTTATACATATCATAATTAGCATCTTTAAACATATTTAAAGTAGAATTCTCTTTAGTTTCATTATTTGAATACTCTAAACCCATCTTAATCATATCCTTCTCCCCATCTCCTGGTTCTGGTTCTGGTACTATTTCTGTTGTTGGAGCTGTTGGAGCTGTTTCTTCTGGGGTTGGCGGGTTGTCTTTAATTATAGCGATTTTATCATTATTTGGGTCACTTTCATATTCCGTTATTGATTCAGGATAAGTCAATCCCTTCCCTGTTCTTTCAACCTCTTCGTTTGCGGCCTTTATAAATTGGGGGTAGTTTTTAAAAATGGTATTATATTGTTTAATTGTGTTTTCGTACATATCATAACATTGAAATAAAAAGAGTGATAATGTAGTACTACGGTCATCCATTAACATTCCTTTTTCTGGATAATATTCTTTTACCATGAGCATTATATCTTTTTCACCAGCTTCTGGTTCTGCTTCTTCAGCATCCGTGGCATCCAGCAATGTGACAGCATCATCTTGTTGCTTTTTTACCCATTTGGCAAGTTCTGTTGCTGCTGCTGTTGCCGGTGATGCATCAAACTCGGTTTTCGAAATCTTATTTATTTCTTGGTTTCTATTCTTAAAAATATATGGGTAGTATTTATGATTTTTTTTACAGAAAGGTTCGAAAATATCAATAATAAATTTAAAATAATCTGTATCATTCTTCTTCAAATTATGCATAATCGTATTTGATTTTGATTCTGATTCTTTGTTTTTCATATCTAGACATAATTTAATAATACTATAATCAGATGGGTTTTTGTCATTATGTTTTCGAGGGGTTGTGGGAGTATTATCTGGTTCGTTGTTTGACGCCTCCTCCTTTTTTTTTTTTTTGGGGG